TGTGGTTATGGCTTCCGTGAAACAACATGGTGCATCTCTAGAATATGTCTCATCTGAATATAAAAATGATAAAGAGGTGGTTCTTGCTGCTGTTAGAGAAAATGGTAATGCCCTACATTATGCATCAAAAAAACTTAAGTCCGACAAAAAAGTGGTTATGATTGCTGTAAATAAAAGCGGACTTTCTTTAATGGACGCCTCATCAGAACTCAAGGACGACATAGACGTTGTAATGGCTGCTATAAGACAAGACGGTAATGCCTTAGAATATGTATCAGCGCGTCTCAAGAAAGATAAAGATGTGGTTATGACTGCCGTGAAACAGAATGAAGATGCTATTGTATTTTGTCCGGAACTTGTTTCGCGGGCGGAGGCGCTAATATTTGCCTCACCAGAACTCCAGAAAAATACCAAGGTATTAGTTGCGGAAAATAGAGAAAAAATAAGTTCTGCAAAAAAATCCAGCAATAGTTCATCAAAATCAAGTGATATTATTAGTTTAAAAACCAGAAAAAGATGTAAAAAAGGGTACCGTAAACACCCAACAATCATCGGTAAATGTAATAAAAAATCAAAAAGCAAAAAGGTTGTTTTTTCGGGATCTCAAAGTGAATCTGGCGTTTATAAACTTAAAAAAACTCTTAAAAGATGCCCCAAAGGTTATAAGTCATTAAAAACCAAACGGGGAGATGGTAGAAATCGATGTGTTAAAAAATTATAAAAAAAATTGAATTAGAAATATTATATTTTAAAATGAAATGAAGTCGTTTATTCAAAAAGTCCTCCAAAATGTTGAAGATAAACTTGACTATAAGTTTGAAAACGAAGTTCATAAAAAGAACATGATAGATTATATTTATTTTATGATTGTGAAAGAAGATGATGGTTCCATTCTTGATATTCCAGATGAACATTGTGACCGAACTTTATATGAACTGTGTGAAAGTTTATATAAATACATTCAGAAAAAGAAAAATATTTATAACATTGAAGATGAAATCATCCGAGAGGCATTTTCAAGTTAGAGTTATTTGATTATAAAGATTCTTAAGAGTAAAATTTATATTTTCTACGTATGCTTTTTCTACGTATGCTTTTTCTACGTATACTTTTTTTCCTTGGTAAATTCTTTTTCTTGTTAAGTTTTTTAACCGATTTATTATGAACTATTGTTTTTTTTCTTTTTTGTTTTGTTCCTTCCCCTAAAAAATTTAAAGTTTCATAGATATGAATACTTGTTTCATCTTCTATTGGTTCGATGCTGTCCGCCCATTCTTTCATACGTTCATTATCAATATATGTTTCATTTGTTAAATTTTTCCATAAGGTTGTATTGGACCAAAATATATATCCAGGTTCAAAATTTCCAGACCAAAATTCAGGATCAATCGAATGATATGGAAATATTTTTTTAATATTTATTACAGACCACGCAAGTAATTTTATACCCATTCCCTTTTCCGATTGTGTTTTTATTTTTTTGCTATTTTTAATTTTGTCGCCCCAAAAGTTTTCTGTTTTAGAATGTCCGTGATGTAAATTTGCTATATAAATCTGTGGTTTATGAGGAACCATTGTACCCATACTATAAGGTTTATTTGTTTCATATTTTAGTTCTAAAACTAAATCATCCACGACTATATATTTCTTTTGATTTTGGAAAGATGCCATATATTTATTCTAGAAATAAATTAAAAATCATTATAATAATATAAACATTTATGTATAGAAAATATTATGTGGTTTAAATCTAAATTGTTGGAACAAAACGAAAATTCTAGCATTGAAGATTGTTTTCATAAAAATTCATTAATTTATTATTTAAATGACTTTATTGAACTTAAAATTAATAAAAAAAATTATTTGAAATTGATTGAAATGTGTGATTTTTTAATGGTTTCTAATGTGGACGTTTTAGTAGATAAAATTATGGTTTGTTTTAATTATGATTATAATAAAATACACGAATTTGGTGATTTTTATAAGTTAAATAGTGAACGATTAACACCACATACAACAGAGACACTTAAAGAAGCAATAAAATTGCATATATGGAATCCCAAAAAAACTTATAAAAAATATGGTTTCTCTGCCTATTGGAATGTATCGAATATGACAACCATGGAAGGTATGTTTCATGAAAGTCAATTTAATGGTGATATATCACAATGGAATGTATCGAATGTGATAAATATGGATGGTATGTTTTGTAACAGTGAATTTGATGGTGATATATCGCAATGGGATGTTTCAAATGTCACAAGTATGGAGAGTATGTTTCATGAAAGTGAATTTAATGGGGATATATCGCAATGGGATATTTCGAATGTGGCAAATATGGAGGGTATGTTTTGTAATAGTGAATTTAATCAAGATATATCACTATGGAATGTATCGAATGTGGTAACTATGGAGAGTATGTTTTACAACAGTGATTTTAATTGCGATATATCACAATGGAATATATCGAATGCGACAAATACGGATAATATGTTTTTATAAGTTAATTATTATATATATTCAATATGGTTGATACAAGATAACTTCTTTGAACATCGTTTATACCTAATTTAATAAATGAAATATTATCTTTTTGTAAAAATTTAAAATCATTTTCATGATAATAAGATTCAAAACGTTGAATTAAATCAAAAAGTCCATTTTCGTTTGTATCACATTGTTGAATATCTCCTGTAATAATCATTTTGCTATTTTCACCTACACGTGTAATCAACATTAACATTTGTTTCACACTCGCATTTTGTAATTCATCTCCAATAATAAATGTATTTTTAAATGTTCTACCGCGCATAAACGCAAGTGGTACAATTTCTATTCTTTTTTCTTGAATATATTTCTCTAATTTTTGTGGTAATATAAATTCTGATAAAATGTCAAAAATTGGAACAATCCAAGGATGCATTTTTTCATTAATATTGCCGGGTAAAAATCCTAATTCTTCGTCCACACTTACAATTGGTCTTGTTAATACAATTTTCATATCTGTTTCAAGTAATAGTTTAGCAGCATATTGTGTTGGAAATAATGTTTTTCCTGTTCCTGCTGGACCACTTACAAGAACCAATGGTATATTATCGTTTTTTATTTCATTATTATATAATTCTTGTAATACACTTCGAGGTTTATATTTATATTTCATGGTTTTTTGAGGTCGATGTACAATATCAAAACTTTCTTCATCATTGTATTTTTTTTTTCTTGAAGACAATGAAATTTTTGAATGTATATGTGGTATAAAAAATGCATTATATAATGGAATTTGAATAATAGAAAAAAATTTGAAAAACTTCATTGATATCAATTTGATTATATTTTTATATTCTAAATTATATAATTAAAAAAAATTGAAATGAATATATAATTCAATATATATATCAATGGATAATCAAATGGATCATTTTGTACCACCAGTATTTCCGGGAAGGAGGATTTCAAGGGACGAAAAGCAACAATGGGTGGATGAATTAGTAAATTCAGTTGGAGGTGTTGCTGAAATGATTCTTCAAGAAGAATTATACGACAATGTTCCCAATTCAATCGATAGGGCATCAATCATTTCAAGAGTGAACCACGAAATATATTTATCGAATAGACTACGACGACTGCGTTAATAGATTAATTATATTCTAGAAATAAATTATATTTTTTGTCTAGAACATAATTATTTTATAGAAAAAATATAATTATCTTATAATTTGAAATAGTAAACTATTATTTATTACATTAGTTGTATGTGACCACATTGAACAATTCAATTTTTTATTATTAACTTTGAACATTTAGACTAATGAGATTAAAGAAATTTAGATTAAAATATAAATTGATTATAAATATATTATTCTTTATAATTAAAATGGATACAAGAACAATTCAGACACTTTCTTGTGTATTAAACCACGAGCGTTCTGATGAACTAGAGAGATTACGTAAAGAAGTTCATGAACTTAGAAATTATAAAATTACACGTGAAGAAAGGATGAAAGATATAAAAGAGTTTATTGATATATTAAGAAATGTATGTTATTTAGTAGATTCTGTAACCATTTATAATAATAACGAAGGATGGGAAAATATAAAAAAATATTATGGCGAGTCATTCTTTGATAAATGTGTTAATTTTTATAAAAAAAACAAAAATATTCTTGAATTATCATCAATTATATTAAATGAAAATGATAATTCTTTAGTTCATTATATTGAAAAAAATCGTATATCAACAATATTTAATTCTATTCAAAAACTGTTAGATATAAAATGTGAAAATTGTTTTCAATATTATTTATATAATAGTTTTATTATATTACCTGAAAGTGAAACAAATTTGAGTGATAATATTCATTTTATATTTAAATATACATTTATAGAATCAGAAATTGATAATTTAATGTATGAATATTATATTTTGGGAGATAATGATTCAGAATTAACAACATTATTATCAAAACCAATGAAAGAAAAGAAGAAAATATTAATGATATACGAAAAAGATGATCTTTTAAAAAAGATAAAAATATTTAAAAAACAACAAAGTGAATATGATATTTATAAACATGACAATTGTACAACATTAAAACCTATTTTTATAATCATATATAATAATAAAAGAGTAGATGGTGATTTAGATGATGTAGTTGACTATTATGATTACATATGTAACGAATTGACAAAATATAATTAATTATTTAAATCTTTTAGATTGTATACTTCATCCATACGAGATAAAATTTCATCATCGTGTGTTATAACAATAACGGTTTTTTGACTGTTAATATTATCAATCATTTGAATAACCTTATTTTTTGTTTTTGCATCTAGACCTGTTAATGGTTCATCAAATATCATAATATCACCAGTTTTAAAGATACCTCTCAATAATATGGTTATTTTTTGCATACCTAAAGACAATTTAGAACCATTTACACCAGCATTTGTTTGAATACCGTTGTTTAAACCAGAATAAACAATGTCTAGATCAAATTTTTTCATATAATTTAATATTTCTTCTTCTGTTAAATTATCATTACCATATTGTATATTTTTGAGTATAGATTCATTAAATAGTTGCGTTTTTTGATTAATATACGATATTTTATTTCTTAATGTTTCGTCAGAAATATTTTCAATATAACAATTACCTATTTTTATAGATCCTTTTGTTATTTTATGTAATCCTAACAATATTTTCATAAGTGTTGATTTTCCGCTTCCTGATTGACCAATAATACCAATATTATCCCCTCTATTTATTTTAAGGTCCATATCTTTGAATATGTATGGAGTATTATTGTTATATCTGAAACTCATATTTTTTATTTCAATATCATATGTTTTAGAATTACAATTTTTTTTATCATTCTTATCTTTGAAAATTTTATTTAAAAAGTTGCTAGTTGCTAGAATTGTACCTAAACCTTGGAAAAAATGTAAACTTGTAGAGTCAAATTCAATCATTGTACCCACTAATTTAATTTCTATAAATACAATTGTTATCAATATAGGTAATGTTATATTTTTTTTAGTAAAAAGTTTATAAGATAAAATAACCATAAGAACAAAAATAACAATGGTTATAACGTTATATTGCATCACTAGATCCTTTTTATGTTTCATTTCATTTTCTTGATCAATATCATGTTTAATATTCATATCTTTATTTTTATTAGATTCATATTCCAATGTATTATTTAGATGAATATTCATAGAATTATTTAATGTATCGCTTATTTGTTCATTTAATAAGAAATAGGTTTTATCTCTCTTGGCACACTTTTTAGAATATTCTAATCCACTATAATAATGATGTATTAATTGTAGAATATGCATTATAAAAAACGATCCACCAATTATTGGATTAATAAATGTATAATATACAGATATTGTGATTAAACCTAAACCTAATGGTAATAATTTTCCTGATGTTTGAACGATCATGGATCTGAGAGCAAATGTAATATCATTGATCTTTGCTAAAACTTCTCCACTCTTAATATCATTAAAATCATTGCTATTTGATTTCATAATACTTTCAACTAGTGTTTGTCTAATATGACTCATAAAAAGTGGAATAATTTTTTCTTCAAGAGAGAATTTTATTCTGTAAAATACAATTAGAATAAACCATATAAATGATATTAATGTTAAAACACCAAATATATTTTCGCGTTTAATGTTTTCTTTAAAATTAAATATAGTATCAATGGATGTTTTCTTTTTTATTGATTCAATTAATTTGCTATATTGTCTTGATAAAAATATTGCTTCTGATGGCCAAGTACAAAAGGTTGCGATCATGTAAATAAATATGGTTGAACTATGTTTACTAATAAAATCACCAACAAGTTTTTGATAAATAATATTTGTCATATATATATGAATTACTATAATAATGATTTAGATAATGATGAACCTCCTCCTCCTCGTCCTCATCAACGTCTACAGCGTGAGGTTGCCGCTGTTCTACAAGTTAATACCCCATCACCTATGGATATTTCTCCTAGTCCTATGGATATTTCTCCTTTAGACCAAAACGGACAAAGATTGGCAAGAGGGCAACGTAAGAAAAGCAAAAGAAAACAAAGCAAAAGAAAACAAAGCAAACGTAAACAAAGCAAACGTAAACAAAGCAAAAGAAAACAAAGTAGACGAAATAAAAGTAGACGAAAGTAAGTACATTAAAAAAAATTGAAATGTATATATTATCAAAAAGTAAGTAATAATGACGTCTCCTAGTGAAATTGAGAAGTTCCTTTATAAGGTGAACCTTATGCACCTTATCAAGATATTTGAAGATGAACAAATTGATTACGAAATATTGGGTTATATGACAAAAAAGGATTTTGATGATATAGGAATTTGCAACGATGATTATCTCACGATTATCAATAATTTAATGTTGATTCTTTAAAAAAAATATTTATATATATATGTCTGGTAATCCTCCGAGGCGCAGAAATAAGATAGCCAGCAATTTTCCCGCATACCCGGCGTGAAAAAAGGTCCTGAGTTAGCGAGCGGTCTCGACAGGAATCTCGGGTCGTCAATTGAAGAAATCAGATACAAAGAATTTTTGAATAAAAAAGAAAAAGACCCGGACTTCATGTCACCTGCTGATATCGAAGCCAAGAAGCGGGCTGATATCGAAGCCAAGAATCGGGC